AACTCCAGTTGACTGCCCTATGGTAAAGAAAAAAGAATGAATGATTTCTTACAAGTAATGGTATGGAGCTATATCTACGGATTTGCTATAGTATTACTATTTAAATTTATTCAAGATACAGAATGAAAAAACTATGGCTACTGTCCCTGTTGCTACTACCAACTGCTGTGAAAGCAGAGCTAGTTACTCCACAGTTCACGCAAGGAAGCATGAACTCAACCACAACTACGACTCAAGAGATCGTGGAGGAAATAACCACCACAACTTATGGGTCAGCACTAAATTCATGGAGTGGGGAAAATATAACCCATACCTCCGCTTCATCAGGAGGGATAGCGGATTCAGATTCGATATTCACTCTACACACAGCTGGAGATCCCTTTTCACTAGAAGTAATAACAAGAGCTGCCAGCCAGGTACTGTCAATAACAGAGATAGAAAGAGAAATCGACACTACTTCTACTACAGTATCATTATCAGTATTTTCACAATAGGAGAACCAATTTATGCTAGTGAGGGAGAAACAAACAACACCTCGAACCCGGTTGCTGCAGCTACTGGAAATGTCACAAATCAAGCTGTGCAATTTCAAAACAACGGGGCCCCAAGTCGCCAAGTCCTCGGTCCGAACATATCCTGCAACGGTGCGACGATGACCTTCAGCCCATTCTATATGGGCAATCATACAACACCGTATGATGATGAGATGGAACAGCAGAGCTACACTGTAGCTGAGAACTGGGGTGGCCAGATTAACTTCATGGTACCTCTTGACGGCTCTATTGTAGAACGTTGTAAGTCTATCGGAAAACGACAAGAAGAGAAGATGCGTCTTGACTATGAACTAGTCAGAGCTAAAGAATGTGCATCATTACAGCAAAAAGGATTCATGATACGCCCTGGTACAAGAGTGTACCATATATGTAGTGATATCATACCTATAGCTGCATTTAAAAAAGAAGTTGCTAAAGCATTAGCAGCTAAAAACCCACCACCACCTAAAAAATGGTATCAGAAACTCAACCCATTCAACAAATGATCGTACTAATTAAGCCAATTCTATTTGCATTCATTAAGTCTACTTCAGTTAAACAATTAATAGTAGACCTTTTAGAAGGTTTGGTATCCTCCACAGAGAACACACTGGATGACCAAGCTGTAGCCGTAATTAAACAAGCACTGTTCCCTGGCGGAAAGTAAACAATGGTTAAAAGTAAGAGAGCAAGTGAGGAGACTTTTAATAAACTCCATAATCTTGTTACAGATGAATTTGTCAGTAGAATCGAAGCCGGAGAAGCTACTACGGCAGACCTTAAAGCTGCTAGTGACTGGCTCTCTAAAAATGATATAACTGGCATAGCCTTAGAAAATACTGCCCTTGGTAAACTAGCAAGCATCATGCCCACTGTGGATTTTGATGCAGTTCAAAAGGCGGTGAAATATGGCTCCTAAAAAACTCCCACGCGACCAACTAAAAAGAAGTGCGGCCAATTATCGTAAAAATGACGCCTCTCGGAAGCACAAAAACAGTGCTCAGAGAAAACGTAACAAGCTCACGATTAATAAAAAATCAAGAGCAGAACACAACGGTGCCAGAAGAAAAGCTGGTATCTATGGAAAAGGGGGACCAGACATGTCCCGTACCAAAGAAGGCGGTTTCGTCAAAGAAAATCCGTCTAAAAATCGCGCCCGTAACCGAGGTAAAAAATGATTGATGGCACCGGAAGAGAATTTAATGATGATCTCACAGACTTTCTAGAGTGGTATGTAGATGCTGGGGTGCAGATGTGTGTACCCCTGGAACGCTCCATACACTTTGTAGACGGTTTAAATTCATTAGTTATATACAGACATGAACCATTTCAAGTGGAACTCTTGACTGTAAAACCTGACGTTTACATCCCACCACACACTCATCCTAATGTAGACTCCTATGAAGTTGCTCTACGGGGTATGGAGTTCTGGATGGATGGTAAGACAGTTCTACCTTTATGGTGGGCTATGAAAGGTAATAGTGATAATAACTTACCTAATGAGTGGTACAGTAAGATTAGAGTATTACCAAGTTCAGAACATGCAGCAAAAGCATCATCTTCAGGTGGAGCTTTTATGTCAGTACAGAAATGGTTAAACGGAGTAAAACCCTCTGCAGTTGGAATGGACTGGAAAGGTGGTTCCGTATTAGGTGATTCTCATGCTAATCAGATCACTTCAACAGAAGAGAAACATGTCGAAAGCGAAACAACCGCTTAAATCTATAGAAGAACAGCTACAAGGGGACTTCAGGTACTTCTTAACTGCCGTTTGGACGCATTTAAGTTTGCCTACCCCTACTAGAGCACAACTTTGTATCGCAGATTACTTACAGAATGGACCCAAAAGACTACAAATCCAAGCATTCCGTGGCGTTGGTAAATCTTGGATTACTGCTGCATTCGTTCTTTGGACGTTATTTAATGATCCAAATAAAAAGATTATGGTCGTCTCTGCCTCTAAGGATAGAGCAGACGCCTTCTCGATCTTCTGCCAAAGACTTATCCTTGAAGTACCGTGGTTAAGTCACCTTAAACCAAAGAATGATGACCAAAGATGGTCTAGAATCTCGTTTGATGTAGGTCCAGCAGCTCCTCACCAAGCACCTAGTGTTAAATCAGTCGGTATTACGGGACAGTTAACTGGATCTCGTGCTGATTTGATGGTACTAGATGATGTAGAGGTACCAAATAACTCCATGACGGAGATGCAACGTGAAAAACTTCTACAATTGGTTACTGAATGTGAGTCTATCCTTACTCCTAAGTCTGATTCTCGCATTATGTTCCTTGGAACTCCTCAAACAACCTTCACTGTTTACAACAAACTACGAGAACGTGCTTATAAACCCTTTGTTTGGCCTGCTCGGTACCCCCGAAAGGTGGCTATGTACGATGGATTACTTGCTCCTCAGTTAGTTGAAGACCTAGATAAAGAAACAGAACTTACTTGGAAGACTACAGATACCCGTTTTAAAGAGAATGATCTCTTAGAAAGAGAAGCGGCTATGGGTAGATCGAACTTTATGCTACAGTTTATGCTAGATACTAGCCTATCTGATGCAGAGAAGTTCCCACTTAAGTTTGCTGACCTAATTGTTACACCTATTAACCCTAAAAATGCTCCCGAAAACATTATTTGGTGTTCTGACCCTAAGAACATCATTAAAGATCTTCCTGCCGTTGGCCTTCCTGCTGACTATTTCTATAGTCCTATGCAATTCCAAGGACAGTGGAAAGAGTACTCCGAAACTATCTGCTCCGTCGATCCCTCCGGTAGAGGTACCGATGAAACAGTTGCCTGCTATTTAAGCCAATTAAATGGCATAATGTACCTTCATGAGGTAAAAGCCTTTAGAGATGGATACAGCGACACAACACTACTCGAAATACTTAAAGGTTGTCGTAAATATAAAGCGTCTACCCTTCTTATTGAGAGTAATTTTGGTGACGGCATTGTTTCTGAACTCTTTAAAAAGCACTGCCAACAAACTAAGACAACAATTAACATAGAGGAAACTAGAGCTAATGTCAGGAAAGAAGATAGGATTATTGACGCTCTTGAGCCTGTCCTTAATCAGCACAGGTTGGTTGTTGACCCCAAAGTTATTACCTGGGATTACAACTCCAATAGCGATGCGGCTCCTGAGTCTAGATTGCAGTACATGCTCTTTTATCAAATGTCTAGAATGTGCCGCGAAAAAGGCGCTGTTAAACACGATGATAGAATCGATGCCCTTGCCCAAGGAGTTAAGTGGTACACAGATGCCCTCAGTCTCTCCGCCAACCGTGAAATTGCCCTGAGAAAGGCAGAAGAATGGTCAGATCATATGTCAGCTTGGCTAGACGACCCTGAATCAGAGGTTAATCATATGATCCTAGGAATGAGTAGACAACAAAAACAAGAGGCTAGAGGTATTACTAAAGGAAAGCCTTTACCTACCTGGGTTTCGACAAGATGACTCTTAAGGGGACAGTAAAACACGGGGAAGTGGTGCTCCTCGTGTGTGGAAACAGCGGTCAAAAGGAGGAAGACATAAAAAATCTTCCTCTATTAACCTATCAAGTTTGCGAGCGTAGCGAGCCTTGATCCTTTAATAACTACCTCATTACTAATGTTTAAGCACCTAATAGCCGTATTACTCCTTCTAAGGATAGCAGGACCAGTATCATACGGTATATACCT